CGTACCTCCCCCGGTAGCAATACCGAAGCAAATACCCGTTCTGGTGGACGGCGACAGCGCAAGTCTGGAGGCAAATCTTCGGGTGGACGTGAGCGGCAGGATAGTGATGGATCAGCTCAGGCAGGAAACCTCGAAACGGATGAGCCTCCAAGCGCAACTCGATTCGCTGGGGAACCTGAAGGTGAAGGCCAAGAGGAAACCTGACACCGTCTATGTGGAAGGAAAGGACTCGTTGATATACGTTCCAGTACCGGGGCCTAAAGAGACGGTCAAGGTGAATGTCCTGACCAAATGGCAGAAAGCCATGATATGGACTGGAACCGCAGCTCTGCTGCTGTTAGCGGCCCTTGGACTTCCAAAGCTCTTAAAGTTGATTATAACCCTCTTAAAACGCAATTAGAATGGCAAAAGAAAAGACAGAGGCCCCTGCCGATGTTCAGGAGCCAAAGAAGGAAGAACCGGCATTCCTCGCGCAGTACCGAAAGTGCTACCCGTCGAATAAGAAGTTCCATGTGACTTCCGACAATCTGGTATTCCTACAGGATGAGTTCAAAAAGGCCGCAGCACACCAGGCAACACTGGGCAGCGGTGAGTTAATAACCTATTAAAACCCAAAGAAAATGTTACCCAACGTACAAATTATTCTTGGAAACGGAAACATCGGCTCAGTGAGCCTTTCCGATGACGGTGTTGCCGCACTGCTGCTGACTGGTGCAGCTGTTGAGGGCAAGTTCTCGCTCAACACCCACTATGTGCTGAGCGGCACAAGCGGTCTTGCGACCCTTGGTATCACTGAGGCAAACAACCCCCTTATCTACAAGGAAGTGAATGCCTTCTACACAGAGGCTGGCGACGGCGCAGAGCTTCACATTCTGGCCGTGCCTGAGGCTACCACTTTGACCGCAATGGTGGCAGCTGCTGCTGACAGCCCCATCCACAAGCTTCTGGATCCGGCAGCCGGACGCATCCGTCTGGTTGGTCTGAACCGTACCCTTCCCGCCAGCTACGAGGCCACGATGAACGGCTGTGTTGACGGTGACGTTCAGACTGCCGTAGCCGCTGCTCAGGCTATCGCTCAGAGCTATCTGGGAAAGATTGCCCCTGTGTGTATCCTCGTTCCTGCCATGAAGTGGACTGGCAGCATCGACAACATCTACCAGCCCCGTCAGGGTTCGCAGAACATGGTCAGTGTGGTACTGGCTTCCGACGGCAAGGTCGGAACCACCCAGAGTGCCGCCATCGGTATGATTCTCGGTCGCGCTGCCAAGATTGCGGTGAACGTGAGCATTGGCCGCGTGAAGGACGGTTCCATCTGCGCCTCTGGTGCTGGCTACCTGATGGACGGCAAGACCCCCGAAGAGCACTATGCCAATTGGGAGGCTCTGAACGATGCAGGCTTCATCTTCTTCCGTACCTACATTGGCAAGGGCGGTTACTATCTGAATGAAGATCCCACAGCCGCTCCAACCACTGACGACTATAGCCTGCTGTGCCTGACCCGTGTCATCCAGAAGGCCGTCGTGGTCTGCTACAAGACCTATATCGACGAGATTCTGGACAACCTCGACGTTGACCCCGAAACGGGTAAGATTCCTACGGCTATGGCCAAGTACTACGAGTCTCTGCTTGAAAAGAACATCAACAGCAACATGGAGGGTGAGATGAGCGGCTTTACTGCCAGCATCGATCCTGACCAGGACTTGATTACCACTAAGAAGATGAATGTGGTTGCACGTATCGTGCCGACTGCCATTCTCCGTGAGATTGAGGTGAACCTTGCATTTACTAACCCTAACGCATAAGAACAATGAGAGACTTTAATTCAAAGGAATATGCCTGGATTGACGTTACCGTCGTAGTCCTGGGTGTTGAGATTAAGACTATTCGTGCCGTTGAGTACAAGTCGAAGCGTGCTACTGAGGCCCTCTATGCCGCTGGCAAGTGGGCGCGTGCTATCCAGAGAGGCCGCAAGGAGGTTGAGGGAACGCTTACCGTTCTCCATTCTGCCCTGATTGCCCTTCAGGACGCTGGCAAGGCCGCTGGCTTCAATGACATTACCGACATCGAGTTCGATATGGTTGTGTCGTATGCCAGCGAGTACGGAGGCAAGGTCACCACAGACCGCATCCGCCAGTGTGCAATCACGGAGGCTCCCAACTCCATCAAGGAAGGCGACCTCTATTCAGAGCATCCCCTTCCGTTCATTGCCTGTGAAGTCGAGTATGGTATCTAATCCGGGACGGCCATGAAGGAAATCGATTCAAAACAGATTGAGGCTTGGAAGAAAAAGCACGGTGACGTGTTCAAGGTAGAGGTTGACGGTAAGGTCTGCTACCTGAGAAAGCCCGACCGTAAGGTGCTGGGAGCAGCCTCCGTTATCGGAAAGAACGACCCGATGAAGTACAACGAAGTCCTGCTGGAGAACTGCTGGCTGGATGGCGATGAGGAAATCAAGACGGATGACAGCCTGTTCCTGGGCGTATCCTCTAAGCTTGCCGAAATCATCGAAATCAAGACCGCAGAGGTAAAAAAACTCTAAGCCGGACAGGTTTAAAAGATAAGCACGGGTGGCTCTTCCTCGGCGATGCGCTCATTCGCGCTTATCTTCATTTCGACCCCTCCAACCTATCTGACGAAGAATGGGCGACGCAGATAGAAATGGCAGAATATATAAGGGCCGACATAACAAATTCACTCACCATTAGTTTACGAGCATGCCTACGTTAGAATATACATTCTCCATCCAAGACCAGGCCAGTGACAAACTGCAACAGATAACGGCTGCCAGCCAGCCTGTTATCAGTGCTGTTTCCACTGTTCAGGACAAAATGGCGGCAGCCTCGGTTCTGATGAATGAGACGGGCGGTTCCATTACTGCCCTGAAGTCGCAGATTGACGCACTGAGTGCGGAACGTGACCTGCTACCGGCTGATGGTCTGGGAACTATCGCCCAATACAATGAGCGTATCGGTGAGCTTCAGCAAAAAGTGTCTGATTTGCAGACCACCAAGCCGAAGCCCGTAACCGTTCCTTACACATTTACGCTGAATGACCGTGTCTCTGGCGGTCTTCGGCAGATAAATACAGAGAGCGAGCATGTCAGAAGCGCGATGGACGGCGTAGGCCAGAAGATGAAGGCCGCCGACGCGCTGATGAATGCAACGGGCAGGAGCGTCGGTGCGCTCCGTGCCAAGATTGAGGCCCTTCGCGCAGAGCGTGAATGGATACCCTCAGACAACCTTGATGCCATCCGCGAGTATGACAGGGAGATCAAGTCCCTGGGCGATGAGATAGAACGCGTTGAGCGTCTTACCAGCGGCCAGAGCAATCTGAGCAAGTGGGCTGGTGACTTGGCCAACAGCGTTCCCGGTATTGGACTGCTCAAGAATCCCATCGTTCAAGCTGGAGCCGCTATGATAAGCACGGGTAAGTCTGCCATGACTTTCGACCAGAACATGGCACAGGTGAACATCACTACCCTGCTTGAAGGTGAAGACCTCGAAAATCTGAGAAAAGGCATCAAGGGCGTAGCTGATGAGTTCGGTGCGGACGCTGCAACAGTGCCGCTGGCTTTCGACCTTATCAACTCACAGCTGAACGATGCCACCAAGTCCATGAACGTGCTGGGTGCAAGTATCAAGGGTAGCAAGGCAGGCTTTACGGACGTTAATACTGTAGCCTCAGCACTGGCACAGACTGTTTCCCTTTTGGGCGATGTGGATGCCAATGAGGTGCTGGATGTGTTCTTCGCATCAAAACGAATGGGTGCGGTGGACTTTTCCAGCTTGGCACAGTATCTGCCTAAACTGCTGAGCCTTGGTAACGGTATGGGTATCGACTACAAGGAAGTAGCCGGAACCTTCTCGTATCTGACTGGTAAGGGCCAGAGCGCAGACCAGGCTACCGTGATGCTCAGCAACGCCCTTTCTATGCTTGGCAAGGGCGACGTTCGCGATAAGATGGCGAAAGCCGGTGTTAAGGTCTTTGACGAACAAGGTAAGATGCGCGGCATGACTGACATCTTCGGCGACCTGAACACAGTTATGAGTGGCCGTTCGGATGAGGAACGCTCACAGCTGCTGGAGGCATTTGGCATCGTGGATAAGGAGGCAAAGGGAGCCTTCAACGTTCTTATTAGCGACATGGAGAAATACAAGAACATCATAGACGGTGTTCAGGACGCTACCAAGAACGAGGAAGGAAACAAGGCCCTTGCCGCCAGTAAGAACACCGTACAGGAGGCCGAGGAAGCGTGGAACCGCTTTAAGAACGTCGGCCTTACCATCGGTGAAACGATGCTGCCGACAATCTCCACCGGCCTTGAGACTTTCTCCACACTTATTCAGGGCCTGTCACCTGTCGCTCAGGTAGTGGCCCCGATTATCAGCGGAGCTTTCTCCGGGGTCAGCGTGGTACTGGAGGGTATCACTTTCGTAGTCCGCACACTGATAGACTTTTTCGGTGGGTGGCTCGGCTACTTGCAGGAAGGGCAGCCCCTTGTTGTAGGCTTTACTGCCGCACTTGTAGCACTTGGGGCAGTATGGGCCGCTAATACGGCCATTGCCAAGGCCGATATCATGTGGCAGGGCATCAAGAATGGCCTTACCATCGTTTCGACTACATTAACAGAAGGATGGGCAGCTGCACAGGCATTGCTTAATGCCTCGTTCCTTGCCTGCCCCCTTACGTGGGTTATAGCTGCTGTGGTCGCCGTTGCGGCTGCCGTATATGCTGCATGGCAGAAGTTCGAGGGCTTCCGCGTGGCCGTATATGGCGCATGGGGCGTGGTGAAGGAATTCGGACGCGCTCTTATCAATGCCATCATATCACCAATAAAACAGATACTAAAGGGCCTTAGCAGCGTCGGTGAGGCCATTTCCAACCTCTTCAAGGGAAACTTTGATGAAGCCGCTACAGCTGCCAAGACAGGATTCAAGGAAATAGGCAAGGGTATGCTTCAGGCATCCCCTGCCGGTATAGCTGCCAGCACCTTTAAGAATGGCAACTACTCAGATGCATGGGAAAAGGGAAAGCAGGCCGGACACCAGAGCTGGGCAGATTCACAGGAAAGGAAGAGCAAGCCAGTGGCAGAACTTCCCAAAGAACTTGAAACAGCCATGAGCGTGCCTGAAGCAACAGGATCCGCAACCAGTACAGCCGACCTGTTGAAGAAAATAGGCAAGGAGGGCAAAGGTGGCAAGTCTGGCAAGGGAACCAAGACCAATCAGACCCTGAACCTGAACGAAGAGGCAACCAACTACGCACAGAGCGCAAACTATCTGGCCGCTACTCAGAAGCTGGCTCCTGTCACGGCGAAGCTGTTGCCCATCGGTGACGTTGCTCAGGCAGCGTCCGTCAATGGCAGCCTTGCCAAGACACAGCCGCTCAACCCGTCGGGCAATGCCCTGAAGGTAGATGTGGCCGCACAGGAATACGAGCCGGAGGGAACGAACTACCTGAGTGACATCATGGCCAACGTCCGCAAGATAGCAGCTGCTGTCATGCTTCCAATGGCCGTTTCACTTACCAGCCCAACGGACGCATCGGCTACGACTAACATTCTGAGCCAGTCGAATACACAGAATGTCTCGGCTCCTGCTGTCAGTGTACAGTCGGAGTCGCTGAACCTGTCAAGTAATGACAACGGAACGCTTATCGACCTGAGCAGGCCTTATGAGATAGCATTGCCCGAAATTGTCATCACTCCCGGTTCTGGAAACAATACGCTGGCAAACAGTGTGCTTTCAGCTCCATCTGCTGTCAGCAACTTATCCGATGCCCTGACGCTATCGGAAAACAGCAACCAGGCATTCGGCAGCACAGTCGCCATGAACGGTGCAGAGGCCATGCCGGAGCCTTACGAGGTGACGCTTCCAGAAATCGTTGTCACTCCTGGTTCTAACAATACGACACTGGCAGAGAATATCACGTCGGCCCCGCTGATGGGCGACACCCTCACGGACGCAACGTCACGGACTGAGACACTGAACATGGCTGGTGACATGGCCGTGCAGTCAGCCGCACAGGAAAAGACGGAGCCAAAGAGAAAAGGCATCCGTGACTGGTTCGCTAACAAGTTCCAGCCATTGCTTGCCTCTATTGGCGGAGCGTCGGCAAAGGCCAAGCCATACCTTCAGAACCTGACCGGCGGCGACACACTGGAGAGTGTAACAAGCGTATCCGACACATTAAGCCAGTCTGTGGGCAGCTATGCCGACAACAGTATTTCGATGCCGTCAATGTCGGAGAGCCTGTCAGACGCTACCGATATAGCCAGTACCGACAACAGCCAGAGCCAGACGTTCAACGGCAACGTTCAGCAGAGCAATGGCGGCAATCAGCGCAATGTCACCATCGACCGTGTGTGTGACCAGATAGTTATCAACGTGGAGAATACTGACGGACAGGGCGCGGATGAAATCCGCAACCGTATTCTGGAGGTTCTCAATGAAATAGTGGAGGGTTAGGCCATGAGTGTATTTTCAGTATATGACATCATCAAAAAGGCACAGGCAGCAGCCGCAACGGTTGATACGCTGCTTGGCACTAAGATTGGCGACCCTAAGTTCAAGCCCAAGTACGACGGCCCCGCTGCCAATGAGCGCGAGAGCAGCAACCTCGGCTCTACGCTGAGGAAGCGCGATGCCAACGGACGCTGGTACTTCATGCCGGTTGTGCTGGTATATAAGGGCAAGGAGTATGAAATGCCCAACTCCCTCATATCCATCCGGGGCAGGAAGCACATTGTATCTACACCGATGGTTGGCCGTAAGGGAAGCGTGAAGGAGCTTATCAATATTGAGGACTACGACATCAGGATCCAGGGAGTCGCCCTTGATACCGACTGGCCCGATGACCAGCTGGCCGCCATCAAGGAAATCTATGCGGTGAACGAGTCCGTACAGCTGAAATGCGCCCTTACGGACATCTTCATGGATGAAGAGGACATGGTAGTGATAAAGAGCATCGACATTCCTGAAATGAAAGGTATCGAGCACGCTCAGACCTATTCCCTCGTATTGGAAACAGACAGGAGTTTTGAATTAATACTGGAGTGATATATGTTTGTACTGGCCTCAGAAATATCCATCGGCAGCGTGACGTTCAAGAGCGTCCACGACGTGCAGATCAAGCGGAGTATCTACAGCCTCGCTGCTACCGCCGTCGTGAAGGTTCCCGTTACTGCCGTGCTGAAACATGAGGGCGAGGCTCCCGCACATATCGAGACGGCCAACGCTATCAAGGCAGGCGACGCGGTGACTATCAAGCTGGGCTATGACGGGCAGCTCCAGACGGAGTTCGTCGGCTATGTAAAGCGTCTGAACTACAAGCTGCCCCTTGAGATAGAGTGTGAGGATGAGTACTACAAGCTCCGCTATGTCAATTGCATTTTCAGCAAGAAGGAAACGACGTTGAAAGCGTGTTTAAACGAGGTTCTAAGCGGAGTCCAGATCAGCGATGTTGCCAGTCTTACGCTCAAGAACTTCGTCGTTAACAACAAACCTGGCAGCTGGCTACTCGGTTACTTGAAGAAGGAATACGGCCTACTGGCCTATTTCGATATCAACGGCAAGCTGTATGTAGGCAAG